TCACGCTGCCATTGGCAACACGTCATCTGGCAGTCTCGGCTCATATCGCTTGGCCTGTTGCTTAATTGCCCCCTTGATACTCTGCCCGGGACTGTGAGAGATCACCTCTTCGAACACAGCATCCGACTCGCTCGCTTTCTGGCGTTCTCGTAATTTAGTAGCTGCCTTATGGGTCAACACATACAGTCCGCGACAGACAAATATCATTGCGAACAGACCAGACAACACCAAGGATCTTGTCACCAACAGGCGGAACATGGACACCATCGCCTCGTCCAATATCACTTGTACCTTTTCGCGCTGCTCGCTCGGAAGAGACGCAATCGCCAAATCCCACCCACTCTGCGGAGGATTTACATTCCGCATCCACATAAGAAGCTTTGTGAGTATCAACTGACTAAGTGTCAGATCGTGAGCGAATCGGATGAAAGAATTCAGCATGGTCCGCGCCGCTTGATAACCCGGATGCTGAAAATCGACCTCGCCGCGCGCACCAAGCGCAAAGAGTTCATCGCGCTGGCGAAACAGAGCGTTTCGTGCGATAGCGATCGCAGAATCTGGCAACCCTCTGAATATCAAATCAGCAGCTAGCAAAACAAAAGCTACTGCCACCATGGCCGACAAAATCGTAATCACAATTCATCCCTCCTGTGCGTCTCTCCATCCTCGCCCAACTTGCTAGATGTTCGCGTCGGATCAAGCATCGTTTCAATTTGCTTCGTCTTTTCAGACAACTGCGAAACCAGTGATTTGTTGATGTTTCGGTATCTTGACCTAGAGCGCCATGCAAACCCCATGAAAATCACGGATGTAATCTGTAGCCACCAAGCGGGCGCCAATTCTTTTACCGCCTCAGCGAGCTCAGCGCCGAAGCTCACTGCAGCATCAACCTTAGTCGTTTGCCCGGCCAGAAACTTGACCGACAGCACAATGGATACAGTTATGCCGGTCCACCTGAGGGCTTCCTTGGCAACCACTGTCAAGTTGCTACTAAGACGTGACGCTTTTACCGCATCGAGTCTACTTTTGAGCTCTTTGACTTCATGCTTGTACGCCTCAACTTCGCGGATCAAGTCGTCCCGCGTCGGCATCTTCCCTGGATTCACGACATCCCCCCCCTGTATGCCGCGCAATCTACCGCAATCGCATAGCGCAGTGTTAATTTATCGTTACTTTCCACCGGGATGGCAAGGCACCCGCTAGGATTCCTACGCCGCGCCACACCTGGGTCAAGGCACCTTCACCAGCGCCTTCTTTGGTTCCTTCGCCTTGGCTTCATCACCGCCGGCGGATTGCGCGGCTCCAGCGCTTCTTTCACCCGCTCCAGCTCCTTCGTCCCCGCCTCGGCCAAGCGCCGGGCTTGCTGGAGCTGCTCAGGGATGGGCAGCAATCCTGGCATCGCCGGAGGCAGTTCGGTGGGCGTGCTGTCCACCAGCCTAGCCACCGCTTCGCGCATCCTCAGCTCGGGGTAGAGCCTGGCCGCGCACCAGCGTTCGGCGAAACGCTTGCCCTGCGCGATGCTGGCCGCACGAACGTTCTTGGTTTCCCACATCTTCCGGGCATCAAGGTGCACCCGGACGCCGCCGTCCTTTGCCGGCGTGACGTGGGCAATCTGCCGGCCGCTCCACCACAGCACCCAGCCCTCCCCCATCTGGACCCAGCCAGAGGGTGGCGGTGCTGAGCGAAAGCCTTGGTAGCCGTGCGAGGGGAGCATGGCCGGAAGGATACGGCCGGGCGTCGCACAACCTGCGAATCGGGGGGCCTCAGCCTGAAGCGCTCACACTTCGACACGTGTCACATCGCTGGTCGCCGTGGGGCTTTACCTACGCCGTTCCGGTCGGTTTTCCGATTGCGCCTATGCCGGGGTGTTGCGACCGTGCGCGGGCAGTGCAGCACTACCACCCTACTCATGGAGAGATGGAAGTGAAATGACGTCAGAACTGCCAGATCAACCCTTCGCCGCTTACTACTGGGCGCGTCTCTTTGCCTGATGTCAGCCGGTCTTGCCCAAAACGCGTTCGCAGGCCAGTGGGTCCAAACTGGCAGGGTGCTACTGTTAGATTCGGAAGGTATAGCGCCTTACATCGTGTCGTGGACCAACACGTGCCAAGGCGGAGTGGAAGGACCTTCGGGCTTCTACACCTACGGGGACTGGGGTCCAGAGGGACTGGGCTCGTGCTCCTCCGACGCAAACACCGGCTGGGCAGCAAATTACGCCGGGAGCATTGGCTACTGCAGGCCCGAGCCCGAACATCTTGGCGGAGGGTACTCCTGCACCGAGTACTCGCACACGTTTGGTGGTCAAACGTACACGGGTGCAATTCCGGCAACGTGTACCGTGCCTGGGACCTATGCCATCAGCTACATGCGACGCGCAGAGCTTGTGTATTCCGGTAACGGAAACATGCCCAATGACTATTATGACCGGGTCAACGAAGTCTCAGCCGAGTTCTACTGCCAGCAGTAGGCTGACGCAGGACGCCTGACCGTTTCAGAAGCAACAGTCCCCGCGCAAGCGGGGATATTTTTTTATAGCTCCCCCGCCATTTTCATATCGCCCCAAGGTCCTTCACGACGGCTTGGCTCTTCTGCAGGAAACCAACCAGCAGCCGTCCACCAGCCACCTGCCGCCCCATCCGCTCGTTGAGGTAGCCGGCCTGCAACCGCGCGTGGGCCATCAGATCCACCTGCACCATGCTCGGAGTCGTGGCCCGCAGGGGCTCGCCAGGCGATGCAAGCTGCCCCACGATCGGCTGGACCACAGTTAAGCGCTGGCTGTCGCTCTTGGCATACGCCGTGGCCATCATCCGGCCGCTCTTGGGCGACCACCCCCCAAGCACCAACTCGGTCCCGAGCTGCTCGCGCGGAAGACCCGCCTCGGCTACCGCCTTCTCGTAGTTCGGCCACAGCTGGTCAATGACGAGACCCAGCTCGTTGGAGAGTTGCTCCATCGTGAAGTCCGCGCGGAAGCTGGCCTGCAGGGCCAACTCGTAGATGCGGAGGAAGAACTGGGCAGATCCGCGCGTCGCCAGCACCAGGTTGTGCTGGGGGATCAGCAGCAGCTTAGCGCCGGCAGAATGGGCACCTGTGTGGGCATCTTCCGCGAGGGTATCGACCGCCACGACTAGGTGGTCAGGGCTAAGCAAAACGTTGAGGATGCTCATAGCGCGAATCCGTGGGCCCGCGCCGACTATCTCCGCTCCGCAACCACCTGTCTAGAGATACCAATGTCAGAAGCAATCGCCGAAATACTGCAGCGCCTGGAAGCCTGCGAGACCTCCTTGGAGGCGCATCGCGGCTACCTGAAGGCGTTCGAGTACGGACTTCGTGCAGCGGTAATTACCCATCCCAGGCCGGAAGAGCTTTGCCGCGTGTGGACACAGTTGCTTCCTGGGATTGCGGAGAAGCACTCTCGGGATGGTGGCGCCATCTACACGGCGGCCCTACAGCAAGCGCTCGCACTGCTCACAGATCAGATCGGGGCTCCCAATCGAGAGCCTTAGTACCTCAGCCGGAAGACGACACGGTTCCGGAACAGGTGCTGGAGACCCATCGAACCCAGCCAGAACAGCACCAGACCTCCAGTTAGGCCGATCCACCAAGTCAGGACTGCACCGGACCAGAGACCGAAGGCGATAGAGCAGACCAGAACAATCGTAGCCGCCCAACTAGGGATGCCGTACTCGATACGGGCCTTGCACCCTCGGCAAACTATCGCGCCGCGCGGCACTCGCCCCATGCACATCGGGCAGGTCATCTGATCGTCCATGTTCTCCGCTCCATTGTTTAGACATCTGGAGCGATATCGGCCTACGCGACGAAAACTTGCGTCTCCGACCACAGAGGCCTACTGCTGCCCGCTTGGAGCCAGGCGTGGCAGGGCTAATAGACAGTGCGAACGCATCAGAAACACCATGCGAACGCATTGCGAACGCATCGTCCAAGCATGACGAACGCATTGGATGTCGGTCGAGCGACTAAGCGGGACGAATGACGTCACCGTTACGTCACCTTTACGTCACGGTCCAGAAGGGCTTGAGGACCGCCCCAACGGTTCCGTCTGCGCAACCTAGCTTAAGGCTTACGAAGCCGACGAGCTCGCTGACCGTATCGGTTGGTCTCTCGCCACTTCAACACCTCCCCGGCCACCCAAGTGGCTGGGCGCATGGTCAGGCGCATCGGGAAATCTGGGCGACACGCCACCGTCTCTAGAACGGATCGTGGTGTCAGCCCCAGCAGCTCTCCCACGGCGGTTGCATTTATCGCCCTGAGTTCAAATGGCACTAGGCTGTCGTTCTCGTTCATGACCGCGCCCTTGCATGAAGTGGCGCCTCTCAGGCTAGTTCAGGATGTTGCACCTGTCGCTCACTGAGGAATAGGACTCGAACACCCTTGTGCTGCATCGATCTGGGAGCCTCTGACGTAATTGCAGGCACCAGATTCTTCTACGCCCGGCGCATGATGCGCAATACGGTGAGGGACGGAGTCCTGAGCCTGGATGACCGGTTCGGCCTGCATAGCCTGAAACACAGAGGCGTGACCGACACAAAGGGCGACAAGAAGGAAGCCAGTGGTCACAAGACCGATGCCATGATGCACGTCTACGACCACTCTCTTCCGGTAGTGCCGGAGTCAGGAGGCTAAGATGCCTCATCTAGCCCAAGTACGAGCACCTTCTGATGACGTCCAAGTGGAATAGGATCACCGAAGAAGATTTGGCGCGCCACCTGCCAGCAATGTTCGATTTCACGCTGGTGACGCTCAAGGGCCATCTGTTGATCGAAGCATCGCTGGATGACTACATCCGATCGATGTTGGAGAAGCCCAGCGCCCTATTGGATAAGACGCGTCTTCAGTTCGACGTCAAGGTAAAGCTCGCCCATGCGCTCTCTGGCGACAACCCGCCGCCCGTACTGTGGACGGCAATCGACAATCTGAACAAGATCAGAAACTCGCTGGCCCATCGCCTGAACGACGACAACTTGCAGAATCTGAGAACAGAATTCGTCCGGCTGGCGAAGCAAGTGGGATTCGAGCCCATACCAGAGGATGACGAAGACGAAGCGTATCTGGGCGCGATCTCTTTCCTAGCCGGCGTTCTGAGCGGGATGCTCATGGCTCTCAACGACTGAAAGCCATCCAGCAATCCCGGAGGCAATTCCGGAACCTTCTCAAAATCCGGCCAACCCACAACGTAAACCATTGATTTCAATGACGCGCCCGACAGGAATCGGACCTGCAACCGCCGGCTTAGAAGGCCGGTGCTCAATCCAGCCATCGGACGGCTGGCGAGCCCATACATGGGACGGACCCTCCAAGCCCACTTAGTCGCGCTGCGGCTGCTGGTAGGCTCCCCCTAAATGCCAAGGATCTGGCCATGCGTAGACTGCGGCTCACCGCCCTGCCCTTCATCGTCGTGCTTGGGAGCTGCTCCAGGCAGCCCGACACATGGACCGCCTTCGTCTATCCGCCCGGGAAGTCCTTGGCCGCTGAAGATGCCTCCAAGGCGATCTACGGCCACTACGAGTCCTTCGAGCAGTGCCAAGACGCCTCTATTGGCGCTCTGCGGCAATTGGCCTCCCAGCAGCAATCCGAGGACTTGGGGAGCTACGAATGTGGCGTCGGCTGCCGGTACGAAAAGGAGTGGGATATGTACGTTTGCAAGGAGACCCGCAAGTAGGTCTAGTGCAGCGAGTGCTGGTCTATGACTGAGTGGAACATGTCCACCTCAGCCACCCACCGGCCGTTGCTGAAACAGCTAACCAGGCCACATTGGCAGTGTCCGCCCGTCCAGGCGGGACACAGCCCGTCGTGCAGATCGTAGGCCTTCCAGGGCTCGCCGATTGCTTCTTTTGCCACCTCTGCCCTGCCCTCGAAGTCCTCCAGCAGGCATTGCCGCTCAGCGGCAAACACCACGTAGGTGACCCCGTCCCAAACCTCGGGCGGTCCATCCCCCTCTAAAGTAGAAATTGAGGTCTGCTCCTCAGCCATGACTGCCATCCTCCCTAGTTGCCTCAGGGGAGACAAAGTGGACCGTGATGCCTTGGACGGGCACCGAATCAGGGTCTACCCCTACCGATTGGACTGGCTTGCCGTAGCCCCGATCCAGCAGCGCCTCGCTGGCCGCCTTAGCCAGAGCAGGGTTGTCGCCTCGCATGATAGCCACGAGCTTCTCAATAGCCTCTTGGCCGTACTCTCGCGCCAACTGACGCACCTCAAAATCCACCTTGGGCCGGCCGCTCGGGTTGCCCGATTGTCCTGGCTTGAATGCCATAGCGGTCACCTATTGTTTTCAGTTGTTACCAATGCGAGCCCATGCCTACGGAAGGCCTTGTCAGCAACATCCAAGCCCACCTCCTCGACATGTCGCTGGAGGAAGCTCGCGGCCATCTCGGTGATATCTAGGCCGCCCAGGTAGACACGTTGTCCCGCATTGGCTCGGAGCATCACTGCAGCGATGCCCTTCACGGCTGCTGGGGATATAGACGACGACATAGCTACTTCCTCGGTTCTGCCACCCATCAGTTCTGGTTCAAACCGCGTCGATTGATCTTTTCCAAGAACGAGCCGCGAGCTCCGCCCGGACCCATGCCACTGCTTGGGCTGAAGCTGCCTGTCTGCATTGCTCGATTGGCACCACCGCTACCGCCTCGACCTGCGCCACCGCTGGCAGCGCTTGCACCCGGCGAGTAGTTGCCGAAGTTGAGGTTCGATCCCTGCCCCTCTTGGATGCCTTGGCCCCAGGTGCTGGCTGGCGACCAGTTGGTTATCGCGCCACCGGGGCGAGTGAAGTTCTGATTGCCGAAGTTGTTAACCGAGCCCTGGCCCTGCAGGTACCCGCTCCATGTGCCACCCGGCGACTGGGACGGGAAGCCGAGGTTCGGCGTGGCACTGGGCGGCGCTGCGACGAAAGCGGATTGAGCAGACGGCGGGGCTCCGTAGATCGGGACAGACTCGGGCTGCACCCTACTGATTCCATAGTCCGCTCCACGAGTCACCCAGCCGCTCAGCCCCCTGTCTGCCAGCTGTGCGGCAGGCGCCCCGCCGAACAAGCCAGCGGCGAACTTCAGCGCAGTTGCGACGGCTGCCCGTCCACCGTTGCCCATGTAGTTGCCGCGACTGTCGAAGACGTCTCCCGGGATGGCGCCATTGGCGATGCGCCTACCGGCCCCCTTAAAAAAGGCCGTAGCCCTTGAATCAGTCATACGCTCTCCTGGGGCGCGGATCCCGCCCCCTTCATGTGGTTTTGTGAGATCCCAGACGACCGGCCAGGTGTATGCTGACCCGGCCCTCCTGAGGATGGACTTCGATGGATGCTTGGAAGAAGACCCGCTACTCCCTCACCAAGTCCTGGGAAGAGAGTCAGCAAATGGATGATCGAAAGGACGGCCGTTACGGGCTGGCCTTCGTCTCGCTCCTTGTTGCAGTCCCTGTGCTGCTTATCGCGCTGGTAGTCCTTGCCTACTCTGGCTTTGCGGCCGCTTCGTAGCTCCAAGCTGATCCGCAAACTCCGCTACGTCGTCGTTTCCTTCCGAGTCGGCAATACGACGCAGCGTTTGAGCCTGAGAGATCAGCTCCCCGACCGGCTTCTCTCCGTTCTGGGCCACCCAGCGCACAAAGCCCGGACTGGTCATCAAGCGACCGAGGCCGTTAAACGCTGCGGCCAGCGAGGCGGAACTGGTGACGATCCCCGCCGCAAGTAGCGGACTCCCTGCCGCTAGTGCACTCGCTGCGCTACTCGCTGTACCTGCCGACTGGGTGATGAGCGAAATCAGCCGCCCCGAACCAGACGGGTTGCGGAACACCGCGCTCCCCTGCCGGATTCTGTCAGTCATGCGAGCGATCTTTTCCATATCCTGACGGAAGCCCATCCCATGGCGGTCGAACAACACCCGCTTAGCCTCCGGGCTCATGTTCGCCCAGTTGGTCAGAAACGTTTCCATGCTGAAGACGTCGCTATCGGCGTTCTGCTGGCTGCCCGTCGCCTGCCCCATTCGGCGAATGAAGGAAGCTGACATCTCTCGCTGCGCATCTTTCGGAAGGGACTGCATCACTGCATGTAGCGTCGTGGCCCCTTCCTTCGTGTTGCCAAACGCGGCCTTGTAGACGGCCTCTGGGCCGCCGCTCTTGTCCACCACGTGGGCGATGGAATCGATACGGTTGCTCCTGGCCGCGTAGTAGGCATTTGCACGCTTCCAGGCTTGCTGCGCCTCCGGAGTCGTAGCGGCCGCCTCCATATCCCGCGTGAGGGCTCCGTAGAGCGTCTTCCACTTGTCTCGTGGCACGCTATCCGCCAAGGAGTAGTTGTCTAACTCCTTGCCCACAAGCGTCCGCAGTTTGGTCAAAGCTTCGTACGGAATCTGGTTGTCCGCCATCCCTGCGATTGCCGTCTTGACCTGCTCGTCAATCTGCCGAGGACTCGCGACGGGTTGCGAGGCACGCATTCCCAATGTCTGGAGACGCATGTTCTCCGCCCGCGCCTGATCCGCTTGCGCGTTGAGCTGCTGCCTAAGCGTGTCCGCCTGTTGGCGGACATCCGGGCGCTGCAGGGCGGCCTCCGCCCCCCCGATATCCTTAGCTAGCGCAGACTCAATGCCTTGGATTCGCGAATTCTGGAAGAGCTTGGCAACGTTTGGCGCCCCCTCAATGGAAGCATTGAGATCAGACAGTGCCTGCTTGGTGTTCTCGACTTGAACCCGCGTACCCGGCGCAACTTGCTGGGATACCCGGTCATATAGCTCATCAGCCTTCTTCGCTGTCTTTGGAACGAACGCCACCGGACTCTTGCCCTCAACGCCCGCCAGGACAGCTCTACCGGCCTGTTCGGGACTCATAGGCCGCCCGCGTGGGGAAAGCTGTTCCGCATAACGCTCAATGGCCTGGCCAGTAGCACTGGATTGCTTGGCCCCCAGCCGTGCAATCGGGCCAGCGCCACCAGGCACATTGCCAAGCATCGTCTCCATAGCTTGGGAGAGCCGACCACCAGTCGCCTGCCCAACACTCGGTGTGGTCCCTGCAGCGGCGAAATCAGTGATTGCTCGGTCGATGTCTTGGGCAGTCACTCGATCACCGGCAGCGTCACGCCCCCTGAGAGCTCCCCGTGTCATATCTGCAACCGTCTGCGGGACGAACCCGCTACGCATACCGGGAAGTGCCGAGATAGTGCCCGGCGCGAAACCGCCAACAACACCTGCTGCGATTTGGGCAGCGGTCCCGCCACCAGTCTCTCGGACGGCGGAACTAGCCCCGGTGCCCGATACGGTGGCAGCAGTCTGTAGGACCGGGTTGGCAGCGAAGAACTCGCCAGCAGCCTGCGTGAGGCCGCGACCGCCACTCGCGGCGGTGCCCGCTCCCAGCGTCAAAGCAGTGCCGGTCAAGCCCTCGCCGATGTCAGAGACGATCCGCTGAGCCTTTGTCTGGGGCCGCTGCATGCCAAGGTCATCCGCAATCTGTTCGCCGATCTGACGGTAGGATGCCGTAGGAACGAATCCATCACGACCGGCTGCAATGTCTCCTTCAGTCGGCACATGGAACCGTCGCCGAACCGGATCTACGACGTAGTGATTGAACGCATCGCCGCCAATGGCGCCCAGCAGCCCACCGACACCCTGCAGTACCTGCCGCCCTCCGTATTCGCCCAGCGACCGACCGACTGCAGTGCCCGGCTGGTCAGCAGTGCTCTCCCAACTGGAGGCCACATCACTGAAGTCGGGTCGCACCGCCTGCACAGTTGGGAGCGTCACAATGTCATCGGGTTGATCAAACTGGTCAAAGGCGTTCTGACCAGGGCTAGCTAGATCTTGCACGGGGCCATCGAACTGATCGAATGGATTTTTCGTCATTGGTTACCTCAGGTAGTCGTCAGCGCTGACGCCATACTTCTGCTCGAAGGCCGCGCGCATGTTCGGGTTCTTTCGGAGGAAGTCCACAGCTGCCGGGGGCACTTGGCCTTCCTTGCGAGACGACGAGCCCCTGCCCACGATGCGCTCTGGCGAGTAGTTGTATTCCTTTGCCAATCCGGAGTACTGCTCCCGGTACGCGTCAATCTGCTGCTGGGCCTGGTCTCGCAACCCCCTTGCGGAGCTGACGAAGCCCGTTCGCTGCTCGGGGTTCAACCGTTCACCGTTGATTGCCTTGTTGTAGGAATTTCGGATCTGATCCGGCACACCGGCTGCGTTCTGTGCCGTGGCGAATTCCCCCTCCCGAACCACAGACGCGGGATCAAGCATGCGCATGTAAGAAAAGATCAATGCCAGGTCATTCTGCGCAGAGGGGTTGGTGGCTGCCTGTTCGATCTGCCGGTACGAGTTAACAACTGTCTGCGGAGTTTTGATCTGCGAGGAGTACTCCTTTCGCAGCGCTTGCTCAGCTTGCGCCAAGTCGCCAGGGGCGGGGTTGTTCTTTCGATCTGCAGGACCGCCAGGAATTGGCGCAAGACTTCCGCCATCGGCGGTGTACCGATATCCAGAGGGTGCCTGTCGCTCTGTCTGGTTCGGCTCCTTTGTCGGGCGAAAGCCGATCTGAGGTGCCGCCGCAGTTTGCGTGCCAGAGCGCTGAAGAACCTTGGGCACATACGCGCGGGTCTCTGCCGGGGCATTGGCAAGCACCGCGTCCACATTGCCGCCATGCGTCTGCATGGCACGGTCCACGTTGCCAGGGCCCCAGTTGTAGGCAGCCAAGGCCAAGCGAGGGTCGCCGTACTGGCGCAGCATTGCCTGCAGGTAGTCCTTGCCAACACGTTCCATTTCAGCCGGCGACTGATCGCGAGCTGCTGTCACGCCATAGCCCGGATCTCGCAGAGTGCCGGGCATCGTCTGCATGGTGCCCATGGCGCCCTTGGACGATACAGCGGCCGGATTTCCACCCGACTCGACCTGCATCACAGCCTGTTCGAGGCCCGGCAGCACATCGGCGCCCAGTAGCCCAGCCTTCGGCATCTGTGGCTGTACTGCATCGGGGGCCAGCAGACCACTGCTGATCGGGTTGTTCTGCAGATCGCGAACCTCGCGAGTGTCCTTGTTGATCCACACATCCAGCAGGCCATCCCTACCAGTCTTGGGATCTCGGTAACCAATCTGTGTAGGTTCCCATTTCGCCCTTGGGCTCGCCTTCTGGCGAAATTCTTGTGCACCCACCGGATCGACACTCGCCCACTGACTCCATGAGTCCTCATTGAGTGATCCATCAGGATTCAGCACGCCTTTCTGAGCCTGCTCGATGGCCGCGTTACGCTCCATCCCCTGACGAGTACGAGCCAGGATGTCGTTCTTGTACCGGGCATTCTCGGTATCGATGACACCCTCGTTAACAGCAAGGAGGCCAGATTTGAGGCCCTCTGCGAGGGACGCCCCGAAGTTCCCACCGTTCCGGGCGCTGAGCATTGCCAAGCCGGAGGCTAGCAGGCCCTGCCGAGCTATCGCACTTCGGTCCTGGTCGTTGAGGTTCTGCCAACTGGGCGTGACTCGGCCCAGAAAGTTCTGCAGTTTGAAGGTCATTGGGTTGTCCTGTACTCAAGGCGTCTATCGCGCCATAGGGGGAGAGGCGGCGCCACCGAAGTGGTCGCCGCCAGGAGCCCGCCCTTGGGTAGTAGAGCCCCTATTACTTAAGGCGTTTGGCGGGTGTAAATCGCTCCCGTGCGATCAAGTCGTTGAGCAACAACCCAGCAGAAAGGGTTGGCTTTTTTCTCCCGCCTCTCACATCGATAGATCGAGCGCCTTCCCCTCGCCGACTTCCCACCCACTGCTCTCGCCCAACTCCTCCAGTAGCGCGTAGCAGGCTCGCTCCAGCCAGTCCCAGAGGATGGCCTGCACCTTGGACACCAGCTCTCGATACGTGGACTCTCGCATTCGGAACGAACGCGCACCGTCTCTATAGCTTCGAGCCTCCCTAGGCTTCAGAAGCTTGGCCGCCGCCTCTCGCGCTACTTCCGGCCTGTGTCCCATGGCAGACAGGTACATCTCAACCTTGGGCCAGAACTCCATCCGTTGAGCGGCGTAGACCATCAGCCAAGCTTCGAGCGGGCCATCAAGTGATGCCTCGGAAAGCGCCAGCAGCACAGGGCGTACCGGCCTCACAGCAGGGATGACTACGGTGCCCGCAAACTTGTGGTTATCCCAACGTCGCACCCGTCGTACACGCGTGGCGCACGCGTCGGCACGCATGTTCGCCTTGCGATCAAAGTCCTCCGCCAAGGAACGAGCGTCCGCACGGATGCCGCGCAGTGCGATAGCCCTGGAGGCTGCATGTGAGGGAAGATATCTCCTAGCGTCCTGCACCACTCTTCCTCTCGAGTGAATAGCGAGCCCATCGGGATCAAAGGCCCCATCCTCATCTGGCAAGGACTCCACCCACGACGCCTGCCACGACACCGCCATGCAGGGCCCACAACCGAATGCAGCAGCCAATGCCCTAGAAGCTCGATCCACGTTGATCGAACCCTCTGACCAAGGCTTGGCAAGACCGGGAGCTTCCGGGGCTTGCACCTGCTTGGACCGGGCTCGGTACTGTGCCGACTGGTTCAAGGGGCGCGCTCCTCAAGCCAAGGCTTCAAGAAGATCTGAAGCGGTGAAGAGCGCGCTCCGCTTGGTAGATATCTATAAGGGAGTACACATAGCGACCTCGAAGGGTTGTGGATAACCCCCTGACTGGCCCACATAGCGACCTCGTAGGTCTGTATGTGGGCCAACTGTTTCGAGAGTTGGCCCACATAGCGACCTAGTTGGCCCACATAGCGACTAGCCATTGTGATTTCGCCTCCAGTGATTGGGCGCTGTCACAGTCGATGGCTCAAGGTGCTTCTCTGATTCGTCAATCGCGTAGTAGGTGAGCGCGAACAGGCTGCACATGTTCTTGCCGCCCTTGCGAGTCTCAAGGATCCACCGAGCATCCAACAGTTCTCTTTTGGCCGCCTGTACCGTTGCCTTGCTCCTCCAGCCTCGTTTGGAAAGCATGGACCAAGGAATACTGAGATCCCCGTTCCTTCCCGGACGGTACTGGCGAGCAAGCTCAAGCAGCAGCTTCACTGCATTTCCCGAAAGAAGGCCAAACTCTTCGGAGTCCGAGATCTGGTGCTGGATTGAAAGAAAAGGCGCCCCCTTACCCCGCCCCTTCAATCTCTGGTGGCGCTGCTTGTTTTGTTGCCGGCCGGAAATAGCCACTCCGTGCCCAGGCGGCCTGCTGGCTGGGTCCTGGCTGAAATTGTGCATACACCCCCCAAGGGCATAGGTGGGAAGCCAGTCAGGTCTTCTTGGGCCGCACCTTCACGGCTCGCGCGCCAGGAAGATGCGCCCAAGTTCGGCCGGTGCGGATCTGGTTCACTGTGCGAGGGGCTACCCCGAGTCGCTTGGCCCACACCTTCGAGGGAATGGTGTCCACGCTGTCGCGTATCGCTACCGCTTGCTCTGCGGTCAGCTTGCAGTAATGGGACCTGCAGCCGTAGCGAGCCATGTTTCTCTCAGCTTGCCTAGCCCGGTTCTCCTGAGGGGTCACCAAATCAAGATTGGAGAGCGCGTTGTTACCTGCGTCGCAATCGAGGTGATCGATCTGCATGCCCTCTGGAATAGGACCGTTTGCAGCCTCCCAGACCAAACGATGCGCATACCAAGTGACTCGCGAACATGCCGCTGTCGCTCTCCGAATTACCCTTACATAGGTATCCGAGGTCTGGATTCCGACCTCAAAACCATCTGCGTCAAAGATGCGGCCGGTGGAAAGGCAGACCTTGAGACCAGAGGAAGGGTGTGGAACGAGTTGGGCGGGATCGTGTGTTTTCACGGCTCCACCTCCAACGACTCGCACTGCTGTTCCTGCCTCTCTTGGAGAGCTCTCCAAGCGGCCTGCACTCGCTGGGGCGCGTGGTATTCGGTCACCCGGTACGAACCGTGGTCGTCTTCATGAGTGGCTGCGTACGCCTCCAGAAGTCCACGGCTCACCAATTCAGTAGCTGAGCGCCGAGACGGAGCAGCCCGACCGCAGTCAGCAGTCCAGCCGCCTACGTCCAAGAGCCTCATCTGATCTCTGTTGAGATTTGAGAAATCGAATTCGCTCACGCTGCGACCTCCATGGAGGCCGCAGCAAGGCGTGCGGGGAGTGTGTAAAGGCTATCGAGGTAGACGAACCGGCGCGTACCGATGCTGACCGTCTCCAGAAGACCGGCTTTTGCCAGCTCGTAAGCCTTAGACCGGCCAATTCCTACCTTCGCGCATTCCGGAATGAAGGGCCGGAAATCCCGATGTCCATATGTATCCATTGACTGCACCGTGTGGCCGCTATGCGCGGCGGGTGAGTCGAAATTTATGGATGCGCGACCTCGATGGACATGCCGTCAAATCCCCAAATTATGGATTTGGCTCAGCTGAATCAGAATCAGGATTTACGATTCTGATTCAGTGTCACCGCGCTACACCTTCTTCGGGACAGGAGCAAGCTTGGAGATCGCAGCCTCGTCCAGGTCGTCAGTGCTAAAGAACACCGATGTCAGTGCGAGTACCAGCGCCCGGTGTGGCGTGCCGAACTCTCTCACGAAGTTCCTAGTCACTCGCCGGATAAAGCGCAACCTCCTTACGTTAGAGTCGTTCGGCTTCTTGACCTCGCTCTCCAACTCGGCAAGGTGAAGCGCACCATTGTGGATCGCGTCAAAGACGAGCCCTAAGTCATTCTTGAACCCGTGATAGATGGAGAACCGAATTCGGTTGAACGATTCCTCTCTTTCGTCTTCGTCAAGACCCTCGAAATCATTTGGATGAGCGTCCTGATAGTTGATCGCGCTGTTGAGCGCAGCGAGATCGAGATCGGGCTGAAAGGGCCAAACTAGGCCACTTTTCTCATCATAGAACGGTATGAGCAGTTCCCGCAGAGCCTCGCAGTGGGCGACCATCCTTTTTGATGCTTCCTGCCGCTGCTTGGATGTCATCTTTTCGAACGGCTCGAGTTCTGCGAGGCCATGCATCACTGCGCGGCCAATCCAGTCCTCCAGCGTCCCTGCCAGCATCCCAGGCTTCCGGTCTTTGCCCTTCAGGGATTCCAGGCACAGCGCATACTCTGCAGATGCCGTCAGCTTCCGCCAAGCGGCTTCCGCCTCCTGATGCATGAAATAGCGGGGCGAATTCATACGTAGCTCCCTATTCGGTCTCCAGCCTGGGGTTTCCCGAGCTCCTGGCATCCTACCTAGCGCCCTTCAAGTGGGCGATAGTCTCGTTTACTAGCTCGCGGGCCGCGCGCCTAGCTTGGGCCATTGAGCGAAGTTCAGGGACACCAGCAGGTGGATTGCGCAGTAAGTCCTCCGCGAGCCTCTCGAGACTCTGCCCTGCCTTCTCCCGCGCCCGCTTGGCAGTTTCCTGCTGTGCGCGTTTGGAGCGTCCATCTGCGGCCGCATCGCGCCGGCGCTGCCGCTTTAGGCTTGCTCTCAGCGCAACTTGAGGAAAGCCAAGGGGAAGCATCTCATCAGTAGCATCGTGAGCGCTCGCATACCAATGAACGCCTCGCCGGAGATTGTACGAAGCCTCTTCGAAAAGGTGGCAGCCCGCGCCAGACTCCATAGGGTCTTCCACAGGCTGCCAACCGATTTCCCGTGCCCGGGAGAGGAGTTGATCGGCGTCCATTGTTTCCGTCACAACTGCGCCTGTGCTGTCGTAGTAGCACAGACAGAACCTGTCTAGGCGGTGCGCTGCCAACCAGTCCATGCAAACGAGCTGATGGGAGACAAGCAAGCGGGGAGCTATCCCCATCGCCAAGAGTTCGTCAATCGGGTCGGGGGCCTGAATGGCCAATACACCACCGCTGGAATCTTTACGCTCGCTCTCGAAGGCAGCACTTATACTCAGGTTATCCATGGTCGACTCTCCAGTAGTCGGTTGTGGTAGGCCGAGCTAGGGGTTGCCGCCCCTTCCTCGGCCGCTTTCTTTATGCAGCTGTGCTTCTTTGTCCGGCCCTCCTTAGAGGCCTATCTCCAGTGTTTAGGCGCGCTTGGCTTTGAAGGCCAGCACGTTCGGTTCTGCACCGCGCAGATGGTCGAGATAGTCAGACCAGGCCTGCATCATCTTCCGGCGTTCCGGCAGATGAGTTGCCCTGTTGTAGGCCCGTCCGAGCGGATCCTTCACGGCGTGAGCCAGCTGATGCTCGATGTAGTCCGGACGGTAGCCGAGCACTTCATCCAAGACGGTCCTCGCCATCGCACGGAAACCGTGGCCGACCATCGTGTCCGAGTCGAAACCAAGGTTACGCAACGCTGCATTGAGCGTGTTCTCGCTCATTGGCTTCAGGGCACTACGGACACCGGGGAAGACGAACTCGCTACGCTTGGTGTAAGGGTAGAGGTCCCGAAGCACGTCCACAGCTTGGCTCGAGAGCGGGACGATGTGCGGCGTCTTCGTCTTGCTGGTCACGTAGCGCCACTCTGCAGCATCCAGATCGATGTCGGCCCACTTTGCCTGCCTCAGCTCACCAGGGCGGACAAACAGCATTGGCGCCAGCTTGAGCGCCGCCTGCGTGACCAAAGCCCCCTGGTAGCCCCACAGCGCGCGAAGGAGGCCAGCAATGACGGCGGGGTCAGTCACGCTAGCGAAGTGCTTGGTCTGAGGCTGCTCAAGCGCTCCTGTGAGGTCTTGAGCGGGATTTCGGTCAGCACGGCCCGTAGCGATGGCATAGCGGAAGATGCGGCCGGCGTGGGCCCTCGCCCGATGGGCAGTCTCGACTACGCCTCGCTGTTCCAGCTTCCTAAGCGCAGCCAGCAGAACCGGAGCAGTGATGTCCCGAACAGGCAGATCCGCCAACCCAGCCAGATCCTTCTCGATCAGCCGACGCTCGCGCACAACGGATCCAGGGGAAAGGCCTTCCTTTGTCCGCTTGGCGAGCAACTCCAAGCCAATGGCACCGAAGGTGTTTGCGGCGCGCTCTCCTTGCACTGCCTTCTCGACCCTTGCCACCTGAGCGGGATTGGCTCCACCGCGCAGCAGCGAACGCAGACGGTCACGCTCGACGCGGGCGGCCTGCAGGGACATAGACGGGTACTCGTCGAGGGTGACGATGCTGGCCCTACCGGCGTACCTATAGCGGTACCGCCAAGCCTTCGACCCCGTTGGACGCACCTCAATGCATAGCCCATTCGAGTCGGCGATCCGGTAGGCCGCCGCCTTGGGCTTCAGTGTGCGAACTTTGGTGTCGGTGAGCAT